TTAAGTTCAGGAGTATTGAATGACTGACCTTAGTTCTATTGTTTCCCAGATAGGGCTACTCCCGCCCGACGAACAGGAAGCGATGTTGAAGATGCTTTCTGAGTACACGGATGCGGCTGAACGTGAAAGGTGTCAGAAGTCATATCTGACGTTTGTTGACAAGATGTGGCCCGGATTTATTTCCGGACGACATCACAAGTTGATGGCAGACAAGTTTGAGCGCGTAGCTAGAGGCGAACTTAAACGACTCATCATCAATATGCCTCCTAGACATACTAAGTCTGAGTTTGCTTCATACCTGCTCCCGGCTTGGTTTTTAGGTAACTATCCGAATAAGAAAGTCATTCAGACATCACACACCGCTGAACTGGCCGTTGGCTTTGGTCGTAAGGTCAGAAACTTAGTCAACTCTGATACCTACAAGAAGGTATTCCCTGACGTTGCCCTACAGCATGACTCAAAGGCGGCTGGACGCTGGTCAACCAATCACGCTGGTGAATACTTCGCTATCGGTGTCGGTGGTGCAGTAACGGGTAAGGGTGCTGACCTTCTCATCATTGATGACCCGCATTCTGAACAAGAAGCCAAGTTAGCCGCTTCTGACCCCGGCATTTTTGATTCTGTGTATGAGTGGTACACATCTGGCCCCCGACAACGGTTACAGCCGGGCGGGGCGATTGTGATTGTTATGACGCGCTGGTCATTGAAGGATTTGACCGGTCGGGTTGTTCAATCGTCTATTGAGGATGAAAAAATTGGCGAATGGGAAGTCATTGAACTACCAGCTATCCTTCCGTCTGGAAAGCCTTTGTGGCCCGAGTTCTGGTCTATCGAAGAACTTGAGGCATTACGGCAGGAACTACCGTTATCAAAATGGTCAGCGCAGTATCAACAAAAGCCGTCTGGCGAAGAAGGCGCGATTGTTAAACGCGAATGGTGGAAGATTTGGCAGGGCGACCGTCCTCCGTCTTGTGAATTCGTCATTCAGTCTTGGGATACGGCTTTTACTAAAAACGAACGGTCTGACTACTCTGCCTGCACAACGTGGGGTGTCTTCTATAAAGACGAAGACCAAAAAGATGCCAATGTCATTCTTCTGGATGCCTATAAAGAACGTATGGAATTTCCAGAACTTAAACAACGCGCCCACGAAATGTGGCAAGAATGGCAACCCGACGCGTTTATTGTAGAAGCCAAAGCCGCTGGCGCTCCGCTGATTTATGAATTACGTCAAATGGGCATTCCGGTTCAAGAATTTACACCGACTCGCGGCAATGATAAAAATGTACGCCTGAATGCTGTATCAGATTTATTCGCTTCAGGTAAAGTATGGTGCCCGGATAAACGCTGGGCACATGAATTAATTGAAGAAATGGCCGCTTTTCCCTATGGCGACCATGATGACTTAACCGACTCCACCACTCAGGCATTACTGAGATTCCGACAGGGCGGGTTTATCAAGTTAGAATCAGACGAACCAGACCCAATTCGCGGCTTTAGACGTAAACGCGCTTATTATTGATTTGCTTATAGGTAAATTTCATGGCAACTAACTTTGATAAAACCAAGATTTTCACTGAAGAAGAAGATTTTGAACCGATTGAAATTGAAATTGAAGACCCGGAGTCTGTTTCAATTGGAATTGGTGACACAGAACTTGTTTTTGACAATGAAGAAGACGAAGATTTTGGTGTAAATCTGGCCGAATATCTCGATGAAGGCTATTTAGAGTCGCTTGCATCTGAACTTATTGGTGAATACAACGATGATTTAAACAGTCGCAAGGACTGGGAGACCACAATTCAGGAAGGCATGGACCTTTTGGGTCTTCGCCTTGAAGAGCGTGCAGAACCTTGGGAAGGTGCCTGCGGAATTACACATCCGATGGTTTCAGAAGCGGTTGTTCGCTACCAAGCTGAAATGATTATGGAAACCGTACCCGCACAAGGGCCGGTAAAAACCCAAGTAATCGGTAAAGAAACCAAAGAAAAACTAGATGCGGCAGAGCGTGTCAGCAATGACATGAACTATCGCCTTATGAATCAAATGGTTGAGTGGCGCTCTGAACAAGAAAGACTGTATTGGTCGCAGTGTTTGATGGGTTCTGCTTTTAAAAAGGTGTACTACGACCCCAATCTTGGCCGTCAGGTGTCTGCTTTTGTTCCGGCGGATGATTTGATTGTGAACTATGGGGCAACATCCCTTGAAACGTCGGAACGCATTACGCATCGTATGCGTAAAGGAAAGAACGACATCCGCAAACTTCAAGTTGCCGGATTTTACAGAGATGTGGACCTTGGCGACCCGCCGCGTGACGTAAACAACTTACAAAAGAAACGCAACGAATTAGAGGGCGTTGATGCCGTTAATGACACTCGTTATCGTTTGCTTGAAATTCACACCTATCTTGACTTAGAAGGTTATGAAGATGAAAAGGATGGTGAGCCGACTGGGATTGCTTTGCCCTATGTTGTGACCATCAATGAAAGCAACCAGCAAGTTTTGGCGGTTCGACGCAACTGGAAGGAAGATGATGAACTACATCAGGCGCGGGCACACTTTGTCCACTATCCATACATTACTGGCTTTGGCTTTTACGGGTTTGGGCTGCTTCATCTTATTGGCGGTCATGCTCGTGGCGCTACTTCTTTGCTCCGTCAGCTGGTTGATGCGGGCACTCTTTCAAACCTTCCGGGCGGTCTTAAGGCGCGTGGCCTCCGCATTATCGGCGATGACACTCCGATTGCTCCGGGGGAATTCCGCGACGTAGATGTTCCGGGTGGCTCCATCCGCGACAACATTCTGCCGCTGCCTTACAAAGAGCCTTCACAAACCCTTGCGCAGCTTTTAAACGTTATCGTTGAAGAAGGTCGCCGGTTTGCTTCTATTTCGGATATGAAGGTATCCGATATGAGTTCGCAGGCTCCGGTCGGAACCACTCTGGCAATTCTTGAACGCACTTTAAAAGTGATGAGTGCGGTTCAGGCGCGGGTACATTATTCGCTTAAGCAAGAGTTTAAACTGCTTGCACAAATTATTCGCGATTACACATCCGACGAATACTCGTATGACGTAGATGGTGAGCCGCGATATGTCAAGCAGTCTGACTATGACCAAACCGACATTATTCCGGTTAGTGACCCAAATGCAGCAACAATGTCGCAACGCATTGTTCAATATCAAGCTGCGCTTCAATTGGCGGCTACGGCACCGCAAATTTATGATTTGCCCAATTTGCACAAACAAATGCTTAACACGCTTGGCATCAAGAACGTTGACAAACTTGTGCCAACCACAGATGACATGAAACCCAAAGACCCGGTTTCTGAAAATATGGCATTTATGATTCTTAAGCCAACAAAAGCATTTGCATACCAAGACCATGAAGCACACTTGCAAACGCATATGTCGTTTATACAAGACCCCAAGTTGCAACAGACCGCTGGTCAGTCGCCCATGTTCCAACAAGTAATGGCTGCTGCTCAAGCGCACATTGCAGAACACATTGGATTTATTTACCGCCGTCAAATTGAAGAAATGATTGGCGCTCCCCTTCCTGACCCGGACGAACCGTTGCCGGAAGATATTGAATATCAAATGTCTTCTGTTATTGCTATGGCTGCACAAAAACTTCTTCAGAAAGATATTTCTGAAGTTCAGCAGCAACAAAATCAACAAGCAATGCAAGACCCGATTATTCAGCAATCTATGAAAGAACTTCAAATCAAAGAAACTGAAGTTCAAGCCAAAATGCAGCGCGACCAAGCAGAGATTGCGCTTAAGGCAGAAGAAATTCGTTTGCGTGATGAACGCGAACGCGAACGCATTGCCTCTCAAGAACGTATTGCTGGGGCAAATGTTGGAGCAAAAGCTGCAAACGCAGTTATCAATAACGCCAGTAAAGAACAAATTGCTGGTGCAAAAATCGGCGTGGATGCCGCAAAAAACCGGGTTAGATAATGGAAGAGTTAAATTATCTTTTGAAGTTTATTCGTAACGAATTGGCAGCAAACCGCGAATTTATTTCGCGGGACAACTGCACAGATTACGCGCATTACAAGTACCTCTGTGGCCTCATTCGAGGTCTGGAAGTCGCAGAGCAATCAATTACAGACCTCGCGGAGAAAATCAAAAATGACTGATGAAGTCGAAGAAAAGGCAACGCAACTGCCTGAACCCAAAGGGTACAAATTGTTGTGCGCATTGCCCGAAGTTGAAGATAAGTTTTCAAATGGAATTTTGAAAGCTGATACCACGCTTAAAACTGAAGAGCATTCCTCTGTCATTTTGTTTGTTATCAAAATGGGAGCAGATTGCTACAACGATAAGCAACGCTTTCCTAACGGACCTTGGTGCAAGGAAGGCGATTTCATTTTAACAAGGGCATATACAGGCACTCGGTTTAAAGTTCACGGCAGAGAATTTCGTTTAATTAATGACGATTGTGTTGAAGCCGTTGTTGAAGACCCGCGTGGCTATACCCGTGCATAGCACGCTAGGAGTAAAAAATGGATGAAAATCAATTACCTGAAGAAGATGTAAATCTGGAAGCGGAAGGTAGCGACATTGAAGTTGAAATTGTCGATGACACTCCAGAAGAAGACCGAAACCGAGAACCGGTTGAAGTTGAAGACCCACATGAAGATGAAATAAACAACTACAGCTCAAACGTTCAAAATCGTATTCGCGAGTTAACCCACGCGCGCCACGATGAACGTCGGGCAAAAGAAAATGCGCTGCGTGAGCGAGAAGAGGCAATCAGGATTGCGCAACAGGTTTTTGAGCAAAATAAAATGCTTAAAAATCAATTGCAAACTGGTGAAACTGCATTTGTTGAAAATGTTAAGCAGCGCGTTCATTATGAATATGAAGCCGCAAAGCGCAAGCTAATTGAGGCAAAGTCTGTTGGGGATATTGAGGCTGAAATTGAGGCCCAAGAAGAATTCAATAAGGCGCAACTGCAAAAGGTTCAAATTGAATCTTATCGACCTGCCCCTTTACAAAATGAATTTGATGGTGTAAATATTCCAAATGTTGCTGAAGAAGCAAATGAACGACCTCAAGTTGTTGACCAGAAAGCATTAGCGTGGAAGGAGCGTAATCCTTGGTTCTGGACAGACAGGGCAATGACCGGTGCCGCACTTGGGACGCACGAAGAATTGGTCGAATCGGGCTATGACCCGCAATCTGATGATTACTATCGGGAACTTGATTCCCGTATGCGCAATATGTTTCCGCACAAGTTCCAGCAAGAACCTGCGCGTCAGCAAGCAAAGCGCCCATCGACTGTTGTAGCAGCGGCTACAAGAAGCAGTCCAACGAAAAAGATTTCGCTTAATAAATCAGAGGTAGCGATTGCTCGCCGCCTTAATTTGCCGCCCGAAGTCTACGCGAAGTACAAGGCTCAATTGGAGAATGGAAATGGATAATCGTCGTCCCCGCAGTTTTGAGGCCCGTGAAAATACGGAACGTAACAAGTCGTGGCAACCGCCCTCGGTTCTCCCGACTCCCAATCCTGTAGATGGCTATACATTCCGTTGGGTTCGCACCAGTTTGATGGGTGCAGCAGACCATACCAATGTTAGCGCACGTTTTCGTGAAGGCTGGGAGCCTGTGAAGTTAAGCGACCACCCCGAACTCAAGCTGTTTACTGTTGGCACTCCCGATGGTTCAAACGTTGAAGTAGGCGGTCTTACGTTATGCAAGATGCCATCTGAGTTTGTTCAACAACGCGCTTCGTATTACAGCGAACGCAACCGCGACCAACTTGAGTCGGTTGAACAAAGTTATATGCGTGAAAATGACCGTCGTATGGCTAAGTTCTCTGAACGTAACTAACGACATTTAATTAACAAGGAGTCTAAAAATGGCTTATCCGACTGTTTCTGCCCCGTACGGGCTAAAGCCGGTGAATCTGATTGGCGGACAAGTGTTTGCGGGTTCGACCCGTATGTTCCCGATTGCCAGTGGCTACAACGCCAGCCTGTTCTATGGTGATGTTGTGCAACTGACCTCGGACGGTACGCTTGTTGTCAACGGCACCACTAGTGGCACTTCGGCAACCGCTGGCATTGTTGGCGTGTTCCTCGGCGTTCAATACACAAATCCCTCGACCAAGCAACCGATTAACGCTCAATATTGGCCTGCCAGTACTGTTGCTTCGGATGCTATCGCTTATGTTTGCGATGACCCGGATGCAATTTTCCAAGCTGTTGCTTGTAATACCGGCACTACGATTGCAAACGTTGGTCAGTGGGCTGTTGGCAAGAACGCTGGTCTTCTGCAAAACACCGGTTCGACCAACACTGGCGATTCGGCTGTTGCTGTTGGCGGCGCCGCTCCGGCTGCTTCTGCAAAGATTATGCGCATTGTTGGTATTGTTCCGGAATCGGAAATTACCACTACCGCTTCGGGCACCACTAGCGGTTCCAGCACCACGGTAACTCTGGCTGCTGCCAACTCGGCAATCACGCCTTACATGAGCGTAACCGGCACCGGCATTACCGCTGGCACTTATGTTTCGGCAATCTCTGGCACTAACCTCACCCTCTCGGTTGCAGCCAACCTTGCGTCGGCTACTACCCTGACGTTTGATGGTTCGCCGGAAGTGCTGGTTAAGTTTAACTTCGGTTGGCACTCGTACTACAACGGTACGGGCGCTGCTGTTGCGACCTAATAGGAGCGAATAATGGCTATTTCTCGCGCACAACTACTTAAGGAACTCCTGCCGGGTCTAAACGCCCTGTTTGGTTTGGAGTACAAGCGTTACGGCGAAGAGCACAAGGAAATCTACGAAACCGAATCGTCGGAACGTAGTTTTGAAGAAGAAACCAAGCTGTCTGGTTTCTCGGCTGCTCCGGTGAAGAACGAAGGTCAAGCAATTTCTTATGACAACGGTCAAGAAGCATGGACCACTCGTTACCAACACCAAACCATCGCTCTTGGCTTTTCGATTACCGAAGAAGCAATCGAAGATAACCTCTACGATTCGCTGTCGGCTCGTTACACCAAGGCTCTGGCCCGTGCAATGTCGTACACCAAGCAAGTCAAGTCTGCTGCTGTTCTGAACAACGGTTTCTCGTCGTCGTATGTTGGCGGTGATGGCGTTGCTCTGTTCTCGGCTTCGCATCCGTTGATTTCTGGTGGCACCAACAGCAACACCCCGGCAGTCGCTGCTGACTTGAATGAAACGTCGCTTGAAGCGGCTGTTATTCAAATTGCAGCATGGACCGACGAACGTGGCCTGCTGATTGCTGCCAAGCCGCGCAAGCTGGTTGTTCCTCCGGCTCTGATGTTCGTTGCCACTCGTCTGTTAGAAACCGAATTGCGTGTTTCGACTGCCGATAACGACATCAACGCTATCAAGAGCAACGGTTCGATTCCGGAAGGTTATGCAGTTAACCACTTCCTGACCGACACGAATGCTTGGTTCCTGACCACTGACGTTCCGAATGGTATGAAGCACTTTGAGCGTACTCCGCTCACCACCTCGATGGATGGTGACTTCGATACCGGTAACGTCCGTTATAAGGCCCGTGAGCGTTATTCGTTCGGTTGGTCGGACCCGCTGGGTATGTACGGTTCGCCGGGTGCTTAATCCCGGATAGATAAAGGGGGCTTCGGCCCCCTTTATTATTTTGTTGATATGATGTAATTTACGCTTACTAGGATTTTCAGCCTTATTAACTGACCTAGCAGACTTTGTAGAGATAATAAGGCTAGTGCTACAACACGGAGATTTAAATGGCTAATACCACTTTTAATGGACCAGTTCGTTCGCAGAACGGCTTCCAAACTGTTTCGATTAATTCGACCACAGGCACTGTTTCGACCACCTCGACTATTGGTCCCGCCATGTCGGTTGATTCTGTTACTGCCACCGGCGCTATTTCGGGGGCTAGCGTTGCTGCCACGGGTGCTGTTACTGGCGCTAGTTTGTCGGCTACTGGAAATGTCACCGCTGATAGCGGTACCGCTCCGGTTGCTGGCGGCGCTTCTTCATTCCTTGCTACTTCAACTGCTGGTCTGGGCATCTATATTGGTTCTGGCGCACCGACCGTGTCGGCTGCTCAAGGCTCGCTGTACATCCGTACCGATGGTTCTTCGACTAGCACCCGCCTGTATGTAAATACGACCGGTTCGACGACTTGGACTAACGTTACCACCGCTGCCTAATAGGAGGCAAAGATGGCCTCGATGCAATATGACGTTAAATCGGTACAGTTAAGTGCCGATGGTCAAGCAATTAGTTATCGCACCCGTGTTAAGGCAATTTATGGTGTTTCTGGAGCAAGTCTTGGCTCTGTCAAGTTTTATGACGGCACTAGCACTTCTGGTGATTTGCTCATCAACATTGACACCCCCGCCGGTACTGGTAATGCATTCTGGATGATGGTTCCGGGCGAAGGCGTGTTATTTCGTAATGCCGTCTATGTTGATGTAACCAACATTACTGGGGTAACTATTTATTATGGCTAAGTCCCCTGCTTGGCAGCGTAAGGAAGGCAAGAACCCCAAGGGCGGTTTAAATGCCAAGGGTCGCGCTTCTTATAATGCAGCCAATCCGGGTAAGCCGGGGCTGAAGGCTCCTGCACCACACCCCAAGACAAAAAAAGATGCGGGAAGACGTAAGTCTTTTTGCGCCAGAATGTCAGGTATGCCCGGTGCAATGAAAGATGAAAAAGGACGGCCAACCCGAAAGGCGTTG